GATTCGATTCGTTACGGTTCACATGTTACACTGATACGAAACTGTTGCAATACGGTGCGCAATGTATATTGCTCTACCTTATTCTGTGCTACTGTTCCCGACCCTCTAACTTGAACAGGTAGATAACTAAGTAAACTAGCAGCAAAGGGAGGAACATAATCACTATGTCAGGAAGTCCAGACCAGATAAGGAAGTGTAATAACCCTTTGATTATCGGAGTAAGAGCCCATCCTAGTATCTCCCCAATAAGAGGGAATATCCAATTGATTAGGACTATGGGAACAAGGAGAACAGCTATCACAAGACCCCCTCCCCCACTGCCCGGATTAACCCCGCTTGATTTTGCCATAATTATTCCCCTTGGGTAAGGTGAGGCCTAGCCCCTCGAAGGATAGCCAACACATAGTTAATAGTACAGACGGCTAGCCAGAAGGCTATAGTCATGCCGGGAGCAATCCATAAGCCAGCAATGGTTGCCACTAGGGGTAGGAAGTAAAGAACAGGTAGCATGATTGTCTCCGAGTGTTAGTGGGAGAGAAGAAGCCCCTCCCGGCAGGTAATAACGAAAGCAGTTCCCGTGCCAGAGTGCTTGCCAAGGATGAAAATAAATGTAAGTGCCTGAATATAGAGAGGAAAGGAGAAGGGTAGATAATGAGGGGCTAATATAAGAGAGAGCTAATATATACCTAAAGAGACAATTATCGTCATTTTGATATGACAAGAAACGTCACAATGCAATAAGAATGCGGGCTAGAGGGGTGACGATAATTGGCACTAACGCTGGAAGCCCCATGCCTATTGGGTTACAAGGCATCAGGTGTATACTATATATATGTGCGGATTGGGTGAGAAAGAGAACGAATGTACATTGCAACCATAAGTAAAAGCTTATAGGTACATGAGCTGCGCAGCGGCGATTAAAGGCATCGCCTGTACGTATTGACATGATTGTGCGGACCGGGTACACACGGGGGATGGGGGTATGGACTTATATATTGCATTACACCATAAAATTTACTAATAAAAATTATCACTTTCTTCTTGACAAATCTCAATCGCTCGCACAGCTCGCATAAAGAATCCATGCTCTATCAGATTCTTGAATCTTCTCGCAGCTTCTAAAGGAACGGAAGATAGAATATCTGAGTACCTTAAATAAATAGGCCTATAATCATAGAATTATAAAATTTATCTTGACTTTTACTAAAAAGTGTGGTACAATAATAGTATGTACTGAATAATTAATAGTACTACAGCAAACCAGTACACTGAGCAGTACAACAAGTACTGCGATGAATACATACAAAGGGATTCAACAAAGAATCCCGCTTGATTGTACCCCCTGCGGTGGTTTTAAAGGCCCATAGTCTATTTGCAGCAGCGAGATCGTTTCTCGATCTCTCGCACAAATGGTTTCTTAGTATTTAAATCTCCTTTCTTGAAAGAAAACAATGGATTCCTCTTCTGTTCACCCTAACGATGCGTTTCGTCGTTACGTTAACGAGCCTCTGCCAGAAGGCTACGTTCCACCAGACCGCAGTGAGTACCCTGCTCTCTGGCATCACCATATCCGCGATGAGCGGAACATGATTAAGACAACGTCTCTCTTCTTTGAGAGCCGTAAAGATAGAGACCTGACAGCTCTCTGGACTCTCAAGGATCGTGCTCTGGTAGTGAATGGAGTAGTGTATCCTTCTCTGAAACAGATATACCTGTCGTATGACCATACTCCCGGTAACGAGTACGAGTTTGCTCTGGACGTGTTTGGTAGCTGGGATGCTTGGGTCAAGCTCACCAAGAGTGCAGTACGCGAGAGCATCCAAGACTGGAGAGATGAGATCGAGGTTAAGCTGAAAGCAGAAGCAGTGCGAGCGATGATAATCGCGTCACGCACGGACGATTCTAAAGGGGTAGCAGCAGCCAAGTGGCTTGCTGATAAGGGGTACGCTCCCAAGCGTATTGCTGGTCGCCCTAGCGTGGAGGAGATTAAACGAGAAGTAAAGCAACAAGCAGAAGTTAACAGAGACCTATCCGAAGACATGGCCCGGCTTGGCCTCCAAGTAATTGGTGGTAAATAAAGAAAGGTAGGAAAATAAAATTCCCTTCATGTCCAACGGCAAGAGAGATTACAAGAAAGAAAATAACTGGGAGAAAACCAAAAAACCTAGTAGAATCAAGGATAGGGCGGATCGTCGTAAGGCACGGAAGGAGGCCGGATTGAAACCGGGTGATCCCCGCCAAGCGGATCATAAGAAGCCCTTGAAAGAGGGTGGTACGAACGACAAGAAGAATATCCAGATTATCAGCAAGAAAGAGAATCTTCATAAAGAGGCTCTTAGAAAACAACGTGAAGCGAAAAGGAAATAAGACATGAAGCATTTCTCCGAGTATCATTTTACAGACACACAAACAGCCCAGAAGGGTGCAGCAGTTCTGACAAATGGACAGGTTCTATTCACAGTCTCTGGTGGCCCTATTCTGGTTACCAAGATCATTGGTTACTGTGTTACTGATAATGACGCTACGGCGTCTACCTTCCAAGTCACGGCAACCCCTACTGTAGGCACAGCTACTACTATTACAGGGGCGAGTGCCTCTCTGGCTAGTGTAGTCGCTGGTACACTGGTTCTATGCACTTTAGCTACCGCTGCTACAGCCCCGGCTGTTGTTGCTGCTGGTGTAGCCGTTGGTGGGCAAACTACCCGTGCTGTTGTTCCTGCTGGTACTATTAACGCCACAGTAGGCGTTGGTTCCACAACGGGTACTTGGGAATGGTTTATTCAATACGAGCCACTGGCTCCTAACGTTACGGTCTCCTAATCATGAAGCTTGTTCTTAATAATATCGAATCCGGCTTTGCCTCCAACTCTGCTCTCAATGCAAACTTTGATCTAGTAGAGACGGCTATTGAGAACACTCTTAGCCGGGACGGAACATCCCCCAACGACATGCTGGCCAACCTTGATATGAATGGGTATCTCATTATCAATCAAGGTAATCCTATTGCCATCTCTGGTATGACATGGGAAGGCCCTTGGGTGACAGCTCAGACGTACTCTGTAGGGGATATTGTAGAGAGTAATGGTACAGCATACATTGCTGTTGTAGCACACACCTCAGATGTGTTTGCTGATGATCTGACAGCAGGTTACTGGCAAGTGTTTGCTACCGCTTCGCTCCCATCCCAAACAGGTAATGCTGGTAAGCTTCTCCAGACAGATGGTGCTAGTGCCTCTTGGCAAGTTCCAGACGCAACAGAAGTTTCGTTCACCCAGACAGGTACAGGAGCTGTAGCTACTCTAGTTAGCGAGAAAGGAATCCAATCTCGTAATGTAATGGACTTCCTCACAGCCGCTCAACAAACTGACGTAAGGGCTAATACCTTCGGGGTTGATGTCACTGTAGCCTTCCAAGCAGCAATAGACTCTCTAGCCACCCTAGGAGGCGTCCTAGAGGTAGATGCAGGTACCTATCGTATCTCTGCTACTCTTGTTCTTCCTTCCAAGGTATATCTACGTGGTAAGGGTTCCTCGAATACTAGAATCAAGTTGGCTAATAGTTCTAACTGCCCTATCCTCAAGACCCTTGGCTTTGATACACTGACCCTGCAGAACAAGTGGCTTATCTCTGAGAACGTCCCTTATGGCTTTGGCTTTGATGGGATTACCTTTGATGGTAATCGAGCAAACCAAACCAGTGGTAATGGCATCTCTATCTATGGTAAGGGTTACAACATTGGTTTTGACGTTAAGGTTGTAGAAGCTAAGGAGATAGGATTCTACTCTGAGTGTGCCTTCAAGGGGGGTCAGGTAGTTGAACAGGACATGCCAGAAGGACACATTGGTAAGGTACAAGTTTACAAGTCCGGTAAGGAAGGCTTCGTTTATCGTGGCCCACATGACCAAGTTATTCATGATGTGTTTATTTCCCAAGCAGGTCAAGATGGTGTCTATGATGGTGTTTCATTTGAAGCACAAACGAATATCTATCAAGGTGCTACCTATGTAACAGGGCAGATTCACTCCTACGCTTGTACAGGCCGGGGTATCTCTGTTAAGTCTTTCCTTCCGGGGGCTAACATCCTAACAGGAGAAAACTGTGACAGGGATGGTGTTGTGTTTGAGGCTGCTGGTGAAACAGTAGGTATGTTGGGGAGTTTGTTTAGTAACGTAGACTTCGTAGAAGCCTACGGTAACGATAACAATAATACAGGTTTATATTGGGGTATTCGTTGTTCTGGTTCCAGTAACCAACTAACTAGTCTCCGTGTCTCCTCTGCTGGACAAGCTGCGGGTGGTGTTTATCTCTCGGGTAACTTGAACACAGTAGGTGGTGGTACAGTTACTGGTGTTAATGCCGTTGCAGATGGTATTGGTGTAAAGGTAGATGGAAGTTACCATAACCTCAAACTCATAGTTGAAAACTTCGACAGTGGTGCTGCGGTTGGGTTTAACTCGGCAGGAACTTCTTATTGTAATCTCTCAGTTACTATGTTTGGTTGCTCTGTTACTGGGTGGTTGAATAGTGGGGCAAGTGCATATGACCACTTTGATATATCTAGTTTTGCTGCTGGTGGTACAGCCTTCACACAGTCTGGTACATTTGGAGCACAGAACATATTCAGTGTTACTACGAATCATGGTACTGCTAAATTGTCTAGGTACTCTGGGACGAATAGTGCCATTGTTGCTGGTACTACTTCTACTACTCTAACGCATACGGGTTTTGTTACCCCAAAGGCGTCCAATATCCGAGTAACTCAACAGGAGGATTGGGGGGCTAATCGTATGTGGGTTGCTAACATAACAGCAACTACCTTTGATGTGGTTACAGATGCAGCCCCAGCAGCTAACCTAGATTTCTCTTGGGAGCTTGGTATTTAATGGTAGACAACTATAGACTTGTAAGGGAGAGTGCGGAAGCCTCTCTCGAAGTCTTCATCAAATTGGTGGCTCCTCATCTTATGATTGGGGCGGTTCACCAAGAATTAATACAGTGGTGGACTAGACAGGAGGCAAAGCCTAACCAACTGGCTCTGCTACCTCGGGGTCACCTAAAGAGCAAACTGGTTGCTTATCGAGCTGCTTGGTGGATTACCAAGTATCCAGATACAACCATCTGCTATCTCTCCGCTACAGCTGACTTGGCAGAGAAACAATTGTTCCAAATTAAACAGATTCTTGAAAGCCCTATCTATCGTCGTTACTGGCCTGAAATGGTTAATGACGAGGAAGGTAAACGAGAGAAATGGGCTGTAGCTGAAATTGCTATTGACCACCCCCTGCGGAAGACAGAAGGTGTTCGTGATCCCACGGTTAAGGCTGTGGGTGTTACGTCTAACTTCACGGGCTTCCACGCGGATGTGGTTGTTCTGGACGATATGGTTGTTCCTAAGAATGCCTACACAGAAGAAGGCCGTGATAAGGTAGCTGCTGCTTATTCCCAGTTGGCCTCTATTGAGAATCCGGGTGCTGTAGAATGGGTTGTTGGTACTAGATACCATCCTCGTGATATTTACGACACCATGATTAACATGAAGGCAGAACTCTATGACGAGGGTTCTGGAGAACTACTGGAAGAAGATGAGATTTACGAAGTCTTCGAGAAGGTTGTGGAGACTCATGGTGAGTTTCTCTGGCCTCGCATGGCTCGTAATGACGGCAAGAAGTTTGGCTTCGACCAGAACGTGTTGGCCCAGATCAAAGGGAAGTATGTAGATACCACACAGTTCTACGCCCAGTATTACAACAACCCGAACGCAGCAGAGAACGCTAAGATTTCTACTGACAAGTTCCAGTACTTCGAGCGGAGTCTGTTGGTAAACAAAGAAGGAGACTGGTATCTTAAGGATAGGAAACTATCTGTATATGCTGCAATTGACTTCGCCTTCTCTCTATCCAAGAAAGCAGACAGTACCTCGCTGGTGGTTGTTGGTGTAGACCATCAGGGTAACTTCTACGTTCTGGATATTGATAGGTTTAAGACCAACAAGATTGTAGACTACTTCAACCATATTGTTACTGCCCAACAGAAGTGGGGGTTCCGTAAGATTAGGGCTGAGGTTAACGTGGCTCAGAAGGCTATTGTGGAAGAGCTAAAGTCCTCCTACATCAAGCCTAATGGCATCCCATTATCCATTGACGAGTTCCGTCCTAACAGGCACGAAGGAGACAAGGAAGAACGTATCTCTGCTGCCTTGGAACCTAAGTATGACAACCTCCAGATGTGGCACTACAAGGGAGGTAACTGTCAGTTGCTTGAGGAAGAGTTGGTGATGAACCATCCTCCCCACGATGACATTAAGGACTCACTGGCCAACGCTGTTAGCATAGCAGTTATCCCACGCCAACGGTTTGGGGATAATGGACAACACAGTAACGTAGTTTCACATCCACGCTTCGGAGGAATCGCATGAAGATTCTGACTTGTAGATGTGGAACTTCCTTTAAGGAGCAATCATGGCAGGCAAGGTAGCCCAGATTCAGAACATAGCAACACCAGATGGCATTGCTCGTCAATTGTCCTCTCTGTTTAACAACTGGTGGATGCAACGTAGTACAAAAGAAGCCGAGTGGAAAGAACTGAGGGCTTATCTCTTCGCTACTGATACTAGCAAGACAACCAATAGTTCTCTCCCTTGGAAGAACCGCACTACTATTCCTAAGCTGACACAGATTCGAGATAACCTCCATGCTAACTACATGGATGCTCTGTTTCCTAATGACGACTGGCTTAAGTGGGAAGGATTTAGTCAAGATGCAGTAGTAGCCAAGAAGCGGCAGGCTATTGAGGCCTACATGAAGAATAAGCTGCGGGAGTCTAACTTCCGGGAGTTTATTAGCAAAAGCCTATACGACTATATTGATTATGGTAATGTGTTTGGTGAGGCTGTGTGGGTAACAGAGTATACCAAGGATGCTGCTACAGGTGATCCGGTAGTCTTGTACGTGGGCCCTAAGGCCCTTCGTATCTCCCCACATGACCACATCTTCAATCCATTGGCTGCTTCTTACAGTGACTCCCCAAAGTTCACTCGATATATGAAGTCAATTGGTGAGTTGAAGAAGGAGATTGTTACTCGCCCTGATCTAGCTTTTGAACAGGCAGCCTTTACCAAGATTACAGAGCTTCGCAAGCAAATGACTGACTTCCGTATGGAGGATATAGCCAAGGCTGAGGGCTACATGATTGATGGTTTCGGCTCTATGAAAGAGTATTACCAGTCTGGTTTGGTAGAGATTATCGAGTTTGAAGGTGATCTGTACGATTCTGATACAGGCGAGTTGCGTGAGAATCGTATTATCACCATAGCAGATCGTAAGTATGTCCTCCGAGACATCGAAAATCCTAGCTGGTTTGGTCAGGATAGCAAGTGTAACGTAGTTTGGCGGGAACGCCCAGACAATCTGTATGGTATGGGCCCACTGGACAATCTGGTTGGTATGCAATACCGCCTTGACCATCTGGAAAACAACAAAGCAGATGCTCTGGATCAGACAATTCTTCCTCCGAAAGTTATCAAGGGTGATGTAGAGCCCTTCGAGTGGGGGCCGGGTGTTAATATCCATGTTCCAGAAGATGGTGATGTTACCATTCTTCCCCCGAATCAAGCTGCTTTCATGGTAAACAACGAGATTGGTTACCTGTTACAACTGATGGAGGAAATGGCTGGTGCTCCCAAGGAGGCTATGGGTATCCGTAGTCCCGGTGAGAAGACTGCCTTCGAGGTACAGCAACTCCAGAACGCCGCTGGTAGGATTTTCCAGAACAAAGTCAACAAGTTTGAAGTTGAGTTCATGGAACCCCTTATCAACAAGATGCTGGAACTTGCTAAACGACACATGGATGTAGTGGATGTAGTCCGGGTTATGGATGATGATCTTGGGGTTACTGATTTCATCAGCATTACCAAGGAAGACATTACCTCCAAAGGCAAACTTCGCCCAATGGGTGCTCGTCACTATGCTGCTCGTGCTCAATTGATGCAGAACTTGTCCGGTATCTTCCAAGGCCCGTTGGGACAGATCATCGCTCCTCACGTATCTGCTAAGAAACTGGCTAAGTTGGTGGATGAGTACATGGGATTCCAGCAGTTCTCCTTCATCAAGGATCATGCTGCTATCTTCGAGGGTAAAGAGACTCAAGCACTGATGAATCAGGCTTCTTCCTCTCTGGAAGGAGAGGCTGCACAACCAATTGAAGAAAATATGGTTGGAGGTGCATAAAGTACTTGACAAATGACTTCATTTGTGGTATAATATATGTACAATGGAAAAATTCATACAAGCAACTAAGAGACAGCGTAAAGCTAACTTAAAGTGTTACACAGAAAAGTCAAAAGAGGATCGTCTTCGTGCCTCCTTAAAGCATAGGTATGGTATTACCATAGAACAATACAATATGCTATTTGATCGCCAAGAAGGATGTTGTGCTATCTGTGGTATTCACCAAAAGGAGTTAAAACAGAGTCTTTGTGTTGACCACAACCACAAAACAAGGGAAATTAGGGGTTTACTCTGTTCTCATTGTAACCTAGCTCTGGGTCATTTTAGGGATAGGTCTGATAGATTGTGGAAGGCCATCTTGTACCTAGGGAAGTAGTAATGGAGAATAAATTAAAAGGTAAAGGTTCTGAAAAGTTATCTAAGGAGGAGGTTTATGACTTCCTCCACGGGTACTTAGAAGAACAGCTTAGTCTAGTTCAGCGTCAAGCTATGAGTGAAGAGTCTTTTACTAAGCCTGCATGGGCTGAGTATCAGGCCTTCCTTCTAGGGCAACAGAAAGCATTTAGTAAATTAATCGAATTAATCCCTTTGACCAAAGGTAAATAAATGAACACTGAATCAACAATCTTTTCGGAGACCACCGAAAGTACAGCACCTGCAACATCCCCCTCCGTCTCTCTTCCACAAGAAGTGCAAGATTTGGTAGGGCAAGGTAAGAAGTATGCAACAGCAGAAGATGCTCTTCGTTCTGTTCCCCACGCGCAAACGCATATCAAGACTCTCGAAGGAGAGTTGCAAGCTGCTCGTGATGAATTGGCAAAGCGTCGTACTGCCGAAGAACTTCTGGATGAAATCAAATCTGGTATGAAGGCTCCTGAGACACCCTCTGGTAATCCGATTACATCAGATACAGTAGCACAATTGGTTGAACAGCAGTTGGCACGGCAAGCCGCCCAACAAACCGCTGCTCAGAATGCTAGACAGGTTGTAGACGCTATCAAGTCTTCATATGGAGATAAAGCAGAGGAATTTTATGTCTCTCTTGCTAACGATTCTGGTCTATCTGTTGATGCACTTAATCGACTGGCTGCAACATCGCCTGCTGCGGTTCTGCGTTTGGCAGGACTCACTACTAAGACTCAAACCCCTCCTGTAGGTCGTCTCAATTCCTCGGTTAATACCGATCACATGCGAGATACGACACAAGACGTCAGTAATCTGTCCGCAAGGGTGGGTTCTGGGGCTACTACTAAGAAGATGGTTGATGCTTGGAAGATCGCAGGTTTGAAAATCGGTAAACAATCTTAAAAAGGATAAAACATGTCTCAACTTACTACAAATACTACTGCTTTTATCGAAGCCCAGCAGTACTCGCAGTTTATTCTGGATAATCTGCCAGATTATCAACTGCCGGAAGGCTTTTATCGTGATGTATCGGATTTCGGTACTGGTACTACGCTTAACATCAAGACTGTTGGTACAGTAACCATTCAGGATGCAGCCGAGGATACTCCTCTGGTGTACAATCCGATTGATACTGGTACGCTGACTATGTCCATCACCGATTATGTTGGTGATGCTTGGCGTGTGTCGGATGACCTCCGCGAAGATGGTTCTCAAATTGACCAACTGATGGCTATGCGCGCTGTGGAATCCACTCGTGCTCTGGCTGTCAACCATGAGTCTCGCTTCCTTGCTGTGGCTAATGCTGGCCAGACAGGTTCCAACCTGAATCTGGTAAATGCTCGTCCGCACCGTTGGGTTGCTGGTGGTTCTGGTGTTACTACTCGTATTATGTCTCTGTCTGACTTCATTTCGATGAAGCTGGCCTTTGATAAGGCTAACGTTCCTGCTGAAGGTCGCATTGCTGTTGTGGATGCGATTGTTGAGGCTTCTATCAACAACCTGACCAATCTGGTTAACGTGTCTAACAACCCAATGTTTGAGGGTATCATCACCGAAGGTTTCGCCAAAGCCCACCGCTTTGTCAAGAATATCTTTGGCTTTGACGTATACACTTCTAACCATCTCCCGTTGCTGACTGCTACTGAGGCTATTAACGCTTCTTCGTATGGTCTGGCTAACACGACGGCTCAAATTGGTGACGTTGCAAATATCTTCATGTGTATCGCTGATGATTCGACCAAGCCTGTTATGCATGCATGGCGTCGTATGCCGAAGACAGAAGGCTGGCGTGACCCGGATAACCGTGGTGACAAGTTCCAAGTTACTTCCCGCTTTGGCTTCGGTGTTCAGCGTGTAGAGACTCTTGGTGTTATTCTGACCTCTGCGTCTACATACTAATCTAAACTAAGGAGACTGATATGGGTTTTGAACTCGATTCTAAGCGTGGTGTTTTTAATCACTACGGTGTTCGTACAACTGACCAGAAGTTTGGTGGTGGTGGCAGCGACGAAGTAATCAAATTTGCCATCTGGACATTTGACTACGATGATCTGCCAGTTGGTGGTGCATCTAATCTGCAACACTCTATTCCGGCTA